CTATAAATCAATACAGGCTTACGTTTCAGCGATTTCATGACGATATGACGATAAATTTGCAAAAGTTTCAAAAAAAAAGTTACTCATATCTTAAGAGGGGTATATAAAGAGAATTGGCACATCGTCATGCTGTCATGACAAAAAAAGGGAGCCTTGACTCCCTTCAATTATAACCCACATTATAATTATGATGGGGTAAAGATACGACCAATTTCCTCACGTTGCATGACTTGTTCAATAGATGTTAACATCTTTGGAGAAAATACTCCCGTAATTGTGAGCCTTACCTCCTGATCATCCAGGTGCATGACCTTCACATCATAACTGTTTACATCCTCTCTGCTGTGGTTAATGAGCTCAGGCAATGGATATACAGCTCTGAGGTAATAAGGGTCTTTTTTCTTCCACCAGTACTCATGCTCCCGTATGCCGTGAATTACACTAGCATGGTTTTTGCCAAACATCCTGCCGATCATTGTGGTGGATAGGTGCCTACGTTTATGCAGAAAATTGTACAGGAAAAAACGTTTAAAGGCTATTTCTGGGGTGCGTTTAGGTACATTCAATTGGTACTCCTCAATGATATCAATTATATCCTGGTTAAGGTCTGTTGCTAGTTTAAATCTCTCTTCGTTCATACCTTCTCAATTATAAAATGTCCTAATCTATGGGTGCCTAATCTATAGAGCTCTCTTGCTTTCCAGTTGGCAAGTGCTTCTGTGGGGAAGTAGTAACTCTCTCTGAGGCTTCCGCCTGCGTAATATAACAATCTAAACATTCGTATTTCATTTTTAAAATTTGTAAATATAGTTCGATATCAAAGGAGCCTCCCCTGTCATGGGGTAGGCTCTGCTTCCGCCACCATCTGGCCATCTCGTACAGGTTCATAATCCGCAGGTCCAGTGTTCATCCCACTCATGCACTCTTGAGCCATTGTCATAGCGGATACGTTCATCATAAATTAGCTCCTGGAGCCAATAGTATAGTCCTTCCATCTGTACATCATTCAAGGTATATTCATCACCTTCAGAGGTTACTGCCTCCACATCATATACCTTGAAGCTCTGATCTCTGTACATTCTGAATTTAAATTCTCCAGAATAATCATAGATTTCAAATTCAGCTTGAAATTCATTTCTTTCGCTGTCATCTGTTATATTGATCCACATATCGAAAAAATTAAAGAGTAATACATTACGGCTGTCATGCCGACTAATACGATAAAGCTGAGTAAGCTGTTTACATAAGGGTCTTTCATAATCATTTGTTTTTGGGTTATTAATACTGTACAAAGATATTAAAAGTTTCATATATGCAAAACTTTATGCACATTTTTTTGCATTTTTTAACAAATTAATTTTGAAACCCTTGTAAAATAAAGGAATTAGCTAGAAAATATTTTTCTTTTTTCTATATATATACTCCTGGTATATACCAAAAACCAATTGGCTGAGCTTATTGTAGCTGTTGCAATCTTTACACTTGAGCCAATGATGGACAGTACCTGCTCTGGTTACTACTTTTTTGTTATATTGGTAGTTTGTACCCCCACATTCAACGCATTCATACCTATCGCCTCCATGCTGTACGGCATAATTGTGCTGAGGTAATGTATATGCCTGGATCTTATTATATACCTTCTCTAATACCTCAACATCCATCTTGCAATATGCCACCATCTTATCCAGGGCCTGCTGATCTTTCCGGAAAACTATATCTTTCCACAGGTCAAGCCCTCCAGTTTCTATCTTAGCACCTACATTGAGAAACTTAGCAATATAATCTAGCTTATTTGAATTGAAATTAAAGTACTTTTTAGCCAATTTAAGGGTATCTATTGTTTTAGGATGAGGCATAACATCAATGCCATGTATTAAGGCTCTTGTGCGTATCCATTTGAGGTCGAACCTATCGCCATTGTGGGCCACAATCTCATCAGCTTGTGCCAATAGTTTGGTAAATTCTTTGAGCATGGCCTTATCGCTTTGGTTCTTTGACCATGTTAGGCTATGAATCTCCTCCTCACCTTCCCACTTATAGCATATACAAATGATTGCCCTCTCATGTATGATATCCTGAGGATTTATATTTATATTGTAGCCTGTTCTCCAGAATACCCCAACATTGAATGATGTCTCAATGTCGTAAAATAAACGTTTTCTTATCATATTTTTCTCCAAAGGGCCAGCCTATCTAGTAGGCCTCCCTGCAATAGGTACGGTATTATTAAACCTATAATTAAACCGACAACAAATGGCCACCATCTGGTCCGGTACTTTACCTCCTTAGTTGCCTTAGCTATTTTTGCCTGCTCTCTTATCACCTTGACCTCTGTATCACCTTTAATTTTCAATGTCTTTACCCTCTCACGATACTCTATCCTGGTCTGCCAACGGGTTTTGGGGATCGTAACGGTACGGGTCTGTATTACCGTATCGCGATATGCGATATATTTCTCCCAAACAATCGTATCATTCTGAATAACAGGGAAGCTATCCACCTTCAGCACCTGGATAGTATCACTACTTTGCTCAATTTTAAGCCCATTAGCCAGGGCTCTTTTGTAATGGTACTGGGCCCGTTTAGGAGCTGAGCAGGATATCAATAGTATTAAAGGTATCAGGTATCTCATATCTCGAGTAAAGTATAACTGAAGCAATTGCCGTGAATCTTAGCAGCTTTCTTGCAGATGAACATGAAGGTTTCAAAGTCCTTAACCCTCTTGAACACCTGGCACCCTTCGCTCCAGTTCTCAACCCATGTGCTGTCAGTACCTGCTTTGTGGATGTTTATACCAAATATGCCGGTATCTTTTCTCACCTCATCAAATTTTAAATCCTTATTGCCATCCCTCCATACAGTAACCTCTCCGAGCCTCTGGCATAATGCATCATATTTGCCCTGGTGTTTATCGATTTTCCACGTTGCTCTGTATTGACCTGGGACCAATCGAGCCACCCCTTTTGCATTATGAAACTGTTGTACACCTTTTTTGCCTGGATCTGTTGTGGCATTCCAACAAAAGAAATTCCAGTTACCTAGGCTATCTTTATAGGTTATGGTAATATAATCATCAAATACATTCGTAACCTTATCAGCTATGGATGGAGCATTGTTGCGGATGCCTACTATATTGACATCATACCCCTTATTAGCCGTATCCTCAAACCATTTATATCCTTTCTCAATTACGATTGCTCTGATCTGTTCTCTTGTGTACATATCTCATCTGTATTATTCTTAATCTCCTTCACTCTATTGAATAGCCTCTTAGCACTATCCCATAGATCTAGGCCTCTCACTGCCTTATAGTTTTCATTGATGCTGATCACCTCAATGGATACCAGGATCAATGCCACTATTTTAGTAAGGAGTAAATCTATTGAAAAAAATTTAATAATAATAGCATTTAGGATGAAATAATCAATGAGATAAAATAAAATAACAGTTATCTCATAGAGTGCCATCTTACTAGCAATCGATGAAAATAATCTACTACTGAATGGCACCTTGTTTTTTCTACTCTTCCAGATGCCTGTGATGGTATCTAATGAAATAGCAAAACCAATTAAAAATAATAGCCCCCATATAGGCATGAAAAATGTCATAATAGTACCTATTAGTGCTGCCCAATGGAGCTGTATTGATTGTAATAATATGCTGAGCTGTGCCCTCACAGAATTAAGATGCTGTTATTGTAGCCATTCTCTCGGAAGTTACCACATAATCCTGTGCAGGTTGTGGTCCATTCGTTGATGCATGAGCAATGATTGAACATTGGCCGTAGGTCTGTATCAGTATTCGCAGCAGATGTAAAGATCGGGAATAGTGCCTTGTTAGCCAGAAGCCATCTGATAAGACGTTGCTCAAAAAAACTAGCCTTCTGAGCATAATGCTCCATGCCAAAGGCTACCTCACTACGGGATACACTAGCTGAGTAATCACCGTTCTGAGTTTGTAGGCCTTTATTTTTTAATTGGTAGGTCAATCCAAATACGGCATCCTCTGCGGACCTCCATGCAATGACTGGCTGTATAAATTCTACCAAATCAATTTCATCATTGGTTAAGGTCTGAGCATTGTAGGCTGTCAATAGATGATTATAGAATACAGTTCCCAGGATAGGCTGTATTCTCAATGCCGATTGAGTTGCAATGTATGGAGTTACATCTGTTACATCCACATTAGCAGTTATCGGGGTATTTGTTTTAAGGTAATTTTCGGTAATAAAATATAACATTATACAATGGGTTGTGATGCTGCTGCACCTTGTGTTACATCTCCTCCCTCTATTGGCGGTAAGGATGCCAGAGCTCGTATCTCGTTAATGGTCATGGTCTCAAGAACCTTTGTAGCTACCAATGGGCTGAGTGAATTGAGTGCGTCATTGGTTTTGCTTGTATCCTCCTCCAACTCCACGATTGTCTCATTAATGATCTGGAAGTTATTGATCGTAAATTCAGCAGGTATCCTAGCAATAGTTATCAGCTCGTTAAATATTGTTGTAATCTGATTGCGGAGCTCCATTACCACGTTTTTCTCGAATATAATGTATGCCTGCTTAATATCGGAACCATTACCCAGAGCTCCTGCCGTACGGATACCCATGAGAATAGGGTCAATGGTATGAGCAAAACAGATTTGCTCAGTATTCAATTGAGAGGCCTCAAGAAATAGCTTGTCATTGTTGTTATTTGGAAGGGCCTCTATCTTAGGAAGCTGGTCCTGGCTATTGGCAAAGAAAGCCACGGCCTTACCAGCATTGGCTGCACCCTTAAGCCTGTCGATGGTTTCCTTTATCATGTGCTTCTCCTCTTCTGACTGTGGTCGCTTCGGGAACATCATGGCAAATGAAGGAAAAACGCTGTTTTGAATGTTACTCTTTGCGAAATAGGAAAGATCGCCAGAGAGAAACGCAAAATTAAGGGCACTTGTATATGTAGGGAGCGGATAGTAATCCTGCCCCATTGATTTTATCTCATAGCAATAGAGCTGATACTCATCATTGCATGTAATGTGGTAGGGTTTAATCTCTCTAATATCTATCCTTGTACTCCAGTCATCACAGATGTAGTATGTTTTTCTATCTCTAGATACCCTTACTTTCTCCGGGCTGATGTTTTCGATCCTGGTTAGCTTACGTTTTTTGTCAAAACATAATTTAAAGTATATACGATTGTGAAGTATTAGCTGTTTTGTCGTAGCCTTTACTATGTGTTTTAGATTGATTTTTTTCTCAAATGTATAGAGCTCTAATTTTTCCTGAGCTGTCATTTTATCGGTGTTCAATGCAAAGCCCCCACCAATAACTGCATTGGTTTTGTAATCCACAATGGCACCATGCAACGGGGAGCTGTAATACATTTGATTTAATAGCTCTGGATATAATCCATCCGTACCAAATCTTACCTCCTTATTGGTATCATACCTACCATTCACATAGGGTAGGGTTAAATTGCCACGGCCTACTGGAAGAAATGGAGTAGAAAATGATTGATACCCTTCGACTACTTCGGGTCCTTTTGATTTGCTTTTAAAGATGTCGTTATACCATGCCATATTAATCGTATATTGAGTTGCCTGCTGGACCACTTACTACCATTCTGCCCTCCTCAATGACTACGCCTGTAGTTTGCGCTATGGATAAGGGTAAAACAAAAGGTACATTACTCTCATATACCTGGTATGTAAATTGGCCCTGGATCAATGAGATATCTGTAGGCTCATTGAGGCTAAATAAATTGTATCTTTCTGGATAGGCACTTGTATCCGGTGCCGTGAATAATTGCGGGGTACTCGTTGTGTTCATTTCGTTGGTGAAAACAAATAAATAATGCGGGTTTGCAACCGTTGTAACCTCGGATAAGGTAAGCACGATTTGATTAACCACCCCCTGCTCTAGATAGATCATACCTATATTATTGAATGCCTAAAGGAATGTTAAAAAAAAGCCCCCATTGCTGAGGGCCTTTAGATATATTTGGAGTTGATTATTGTACTCCGATTGCCTGCAATTGTACAGGGGTCATATTCACCTCATATGCTAGGTATTCATTTTCAGCTACCAAAGTAACGGAATACTTAGAACCATCCGCACGAGATGTACCAGATCCTTCACCTGTTGCAGATACTTGCAAGTAAGGGAAGTACCAGTAAATACCATTGGCATCCAAAATGATGGCAGTAAGGTACTGCTGTCCACCACCTAGAAT